CACCAACTATTGATGATGCCTTAGGTTCTGCTAGTACAGTTATTTCAGTTGCTGGTGCTATTAGTGCTGGTGTTACTTCATGCTCAATAGATGGTATGGGAAACAATTTAACTGGTGTACTTAAAGCTGGAGACTTCTTTAGATTTACTGGACAGAATAAAGTTTATATGTGCGTAGCAGATGTATCATCTAATGGTTCTGGTGCAGGAACATTAACTTTTGAACCACCATTAAGAGCAAACGTAGCTGACAATGCAGTAATCATTTATGACAATGTAGATTTTACAGTTGGACTTACAGGAGATATTCAAGAATTTACTATCGGTACAGAAAACTATTTCCAATACGAAATTGATTTAATAGAGGTACTGTAATGACAAGATCATTAACTGCTGGAGTAATTGCCGAGATAGCAACTAATAAACTTAATCCAGTTGAACTTATTTATTTGGGCATAAGCACAGGAACTTATTACACAGATCATTATAAAGATTTAACCTTTGATGGAAACACTTATACAGCTTCATCATTATTCTTAGGTAGTTCTGAAGTACAAGAAACAGTTGATGTTTCAGTAAATACATTGTCGCTTAAATTCTCAGGTGCAGATACAACAATCATTTCTTTATTGCTTAACAATAATTACATGAACAAACCTGCAAAAGTTTATAGAGGGTTTTTAAATGACAGTCAGGCATTAATAGCTGACCCATTTCTTTTATTTGATGGAAGAATATCTAGCTTTACTTTAGAAGAAAATGCAACAACATCATCTGTTAATATTATTATAGCTTCACATTGGGCAGATTTTGAAAAGACTTCAGGAAGAAAAACTGCTGAAAACTCACAGAAGCTTTATTTTCCTAATGACAAAGGTATGGAGTTTGCAAGTAAGACAGCACAAAAGATTAAGTGGGGTTCAGCTTAATGAATGACTTATATAGAACAATTCATCTTTATAGACAGTTTCCTAAGTTTGACAAATACACTTATTCAGATTTAGTTAAAATGATAACTCCATCTTTAAATTTAGATCAATACCAAATTCATAGAGTTGGAAATCAAGATGTAGGATTTACTAACTGGGCATTTCTTAGCGATAATGTTGAACAAAGATTTAAACTTACTGGCAAATTGAAAGCTAATGAATGGAATTGTGGAAATAATGTTTGGCACATTGAAACAGTTGCTAAAAGTCATTTAAGAGAAATTATGAAATGGACTAAAGAATATTTTAGAACAAAATTAGAAATTAACCAACCTATTAAATGGTTAAGAATTAAAGATCATAATATTTATAGAAGATCAGAAAAATACAAAAGAGAATTTCACATACACGCATGATAGATTTATTTAACTCAATATCTACTTTAGCTAATAGGATTTTTGATAATCTTATTAATGGAACTGACATTCCACTTTACACATCTGGTTTTGACCCTATTACTTCTGCGATTATACAATTCGTAATAGTAACTGCTATTAGTTATATTATTGCACCAAAACCTAAAGCACCAAGATTTAACGCATCAGATGAAGCAAAAGGTGTTACTGTTAGCAAAGACTCAAACAACAATCCTATTCCTATTGTTTATGGAAAAAGACAAGTAGGATTAACTAGAGTATTTGTTGAAAGTTCTGGTGCTGATAATCAATATCTTTATGTAGCAGGAGTATTATGCGAAGGTGGTGGTGCAGGAATAACTGCAATAGATGAGGTTTACGTTGATGACAAGCTTGTAACATTTGATGGTTCATTAACTGATGGAACTATAAGAGGAGTATCTAGTGGAGATGCCAACTACTATAAAGGTGGAGAATCTTTAATATCTATTCAACCATTTTTTGGATTAGATAATCAATCAGCTTCTTCTTTACTTGATGAGACTACTAACTGGACATCAGATCACAAACTATCTGGTCTTGCTTATGTTGCTTTAAGGTTTAAATGGAATCAAGATGCTTTTAGTGGATTACCAGAAGTTAGAGTAACTGTAAGAGGTAAAAAGATTTATGACCCTAGATTAGATTCTACTAAAGGTGGTTCTGGTTCACATAGACAAGACACAGCTTCTACTTGGGCTTATTCTGCAAACTCATCTTTAGTTCTTTTAGATTATTTAAGAAATAGCAGATATGGAAAAGGATTACCTAATGATGCCTTTGAAACTAATTACGATACATTTAAAACTTCTGCAAATACTTGCGATACACAAGTTACACCTTATTCTGGTGCTACAAGCGATATTAACTTATTTGAAACAAATGCAGTTATAGATAGTGAAAAAAAAGTATTAGAGAATGTAAGAGAACTCTTAGTACCTATGAGAGCAATCTTTAATTATACACAAGGTAAATACAAAATCATTATTGAAGGTTCAGGAAGTTCACAATTACTATTAACTAAAGATAATGTTGTAAGCGAAGTTAAATTACAAGGTGAAAGTAAATCTGAAAAATACAATAGAGTTATAGGAACATTTACTAACCCAGAAAAAGATTATCAATCAGATACAGTTTCTTTTCCACCATTTGATGATTCTGCATTACCAGTAGAAGATCAACACGCAACAATGTTAAGTGATGATAACAATACTTTATTAGAGAGAAGTTTTGATATGTTACAAGTAACTTCTCCATATCAAGCTGAAGAAATTTGCGAGAACATATTAAAAAGATCAAGAAACAATTTAAAAGCAGAAGTAACAGTTACATCAGAAGCACTTAATTTATCTATTGGAGATATAGTAACAGCTACATACGATACAGCAGGTTTTAGTGCTAAACCTTTTAGAGTAATGTCTTTAGCTATTAATTCAGATTCAACAGTAACTCTTGGCTTAGAAGAACATCAAGATAACTTTTATACTTGGGAATCAAAATCAGTAGCACCAACAATAGCTGATACTGTTTTACCAAATCCATTTTCAGTATCTGCACCAGCTTCAGTAACTCTTGACGATCAACTAATAGAATACTCAGACGGAGTTGTTATTACTGCTTTAGATGTAACAATCGGTGCTTCATTAGATAACTTCGTAGATTACTACCAAGTTGAATACAAACTAAGTACAGATACCGATTATATTATTCATGCACAAGGAAAAGGTTTAACTCAAAGAATATTAAACGTAAAAGATGGATTTATTTATAACGTAAGAGTAAAAGCATTTAATACATTAGGAGTTTCTTCTACTTACACATCTGCTACAAGAACTATTGTCGGTGGACTATTACCACCTGCTAACGTAGAAGATTTTTCTTGTAACATTATTGGTCGTGATGCTCACTTGTCTTGGACACAAATACCAGATTTAGATTTAGCTTATTATGCAATTAGATTTAGTACACTAACAACTGGTGCTGAATGGCAGAACTCAGTTTCTCTTGTTGAAAAAGTTGCAAGACCAGCTACTTCAGTTACAGTACCAGCTAGGATTGGTTCTTACTTAATTAAAGCAGTAGATAAAAATGGAAACTTCTCATCTAATGAAGCTGTAATATCAACTAATTTATTAGAGATAGGAGATTTTAATGCTGTTCTAACACAAACTGAATCACCTACATTCTCAGGAACTAAAACTAATGTCTATGTTGATAGTGGTGCTTTAAGATTAGACTCTACTGAAACATTTGATTCTGCTGTTGGAAACTTTGATTCTGCTACTGCTTTCTTTGATGCTGGTGTAACTACTTATGATTTATCTCCAACTGGTTCTTACTTGTTTGCTTCTCCTATTGACATAGGTGGAAGTTACACAGTTCGTGTAACTGCTTCTCTTACACAAAGTGTTGATAATATAGATAATCTTTTTGATAGTGCTTCTGGTAACTTTGATGATGGTGCTTCTAACTTTGATGGAGATTCTCCTGCTAACTGTAATGCTCATTTAGAAATTGCTTTATCTGCTGACAATATAACTTATACTTCATTTAGAAATTTTGTAGTTGGCGATTACACTGCTAGATATTTTAAATTTAGATTAGTAATGACTTCTTTTGATTTAGCTTCTACTCCTGTTGTATCTGCTTTGAGTGTAACCATTGACGTACAAGATACTATTCAAAATGGTAATGATTTAGTAAGTGGAACTGGTACTTATACAGTAGTGTTTACAAGACCATTCTATTCTGTTAATTATGCTATCGGTATTACTAATCAAGGAATGGCTACTGGCGATTTTTATACTTTAAATAACAAAACTATAAATGGTTTTGATATTGCCTTTAAGAATAGTGGTGGAACTGGAGTAAGTAGAACTTTTGATTATATTGCAAAAGGATTTTAAATAAGATATTAGATAGATTATGGCACAAAACGACTTAGTAATTAATAACCAAAGTTTCCCAAGTTTTCGTTCTGATTTGAACTCAGCTTTACAAGCTATTAACACATCTCAATCAGGAACATCAAGACCATCTGGTGCTGTTGCTGGTACAATTTGGCTTGATACGACATCAGCAACAACTCCAACTTTAAAATATTATGATGGTGCTGATGACATCTCTTTAGCAACACTTGACCATTCTGCTAATACTGTAAATTGGTTGGATTCAACTGTGTCCATAACTGGACTCTCTACTACTGCTACTGGAACAGTTTTAACACTTACAGATTCAGCTTCTACATCAACAGTAAATTTAATTATAGACAATCAAAAAGAAATTCGTTTTCGTGAGACTACTGCTAATGGAACAAACTATGTAGCATTAAAAGCACCTGCTAGTGTAAGTGCTGATTTAACTTTTACTTTACCTGCAACTGATGGAACAAGTGGACAAGCATTAACAACTAATGGTTCTGGTGTATTATCTTTTAGTACAATTTCTTCTCCTGCTGGATTTAGAAATATCGTCATCAATGGTGATATGAGTATTGCACAAAGAGGTACTTCTTCTACAGGATTAGGAACAGGAACAAATAGTATCTATTTAATAGATAGATTTAAATTTGTTTATGCTGGTGCTCCTACTGGTAGATTTACTATGACACAAGATACAGATGTTCCAACAGGAGAAGGTTTTTCTAAATCTTTAAAATTAGATTGCACTACAGCACAAGTTAGTCCAGCTTCAGGAGATGCTTTTTATTTAGCAACTGACTTTGAGGGACAAAATTTACAATATTTAAAAAAGGGAACTGCTAATGCTGTTTCTTTAACTGCATCATTTTGGGTCAAATCTACAAAAACTGGTAATTATGTTGTTGATTTAAGTGATGGAGATAATTCAAGAATAATAGGAAATACATACACAATTAACTCAGCAAACACTTGGGAAAAAAAAACAATTACTTTTGCTGGTGATACATCTGGTGCATTTGATAATGATAATGCAGGTAGTTTAAGAATTTGGTTTGTACTAACTGCTGGTTCAAGTTTTACAGGAACAGATAATACAAGTTGGGGTGCTTTTTCAACTGGAAAATTTGCGTACAATCAAACAGTAAATATTGCTGACAGTACATCAAATGATTTTTATATTACTGGATTTCAATTAGAAGCTGGAACAAGTGCTACTGATTTTGAGTTCTTACCTATTGATGTTAGCTTAGGTAGATGTCAGAGGTATTTTGAATTAATTTATTTAGATGAATTTGTTAGTTGTGGTCAAGCCCAAAGCACTAGTTCGGTTAAGGCAGATCTTCATTATTTAACTGAAAAAAGAGCAAATCCTACAATAACTTTACCCACTACTGGAATAACTAGTGGAACTGTAAATTTTTTAAAAAGTGATACAAATTACCCAAATACAACAGGAACAATAACAGTAAGTGATATAACTGTTTCAAGATTTAATTTAGGTGGAACTGGTTTTACATCATCATTTACAGCTGGAAATGCTTGTTATTTTTATTCTTCTTCAACAAGTCAAATTAAAATAGATTCGGAGTTATAAATGTATAAATTATTACCAAATCAAAAAACACCTAATGGATTAATTGAAAGTAAAGTTATTTGTCGTTTATCTGATAATGCTTTTATTCCATTTAACCCTGCCAATACCGATTATCAAGAATACTTAAAATGGTTAGAAGAAGGTAATACACCTTTACCAGCAGACGAAATTAGCGAATAATCTTATTCAGTAGGTGGGTTATCAATTACTTCACCACCTTCAGCAATCCACTTTTGAATAGCTTGGTAGTCTGTGTTAGATTCACTTATAGGTACTGAATTTATAATATCAGAATCTACATAAGTTACTTGGTAACTTACAAATCTCCCTAAAAAATAATTTTTTGTTATTGTATTAATCATAATTATAATTCTGCATTAAATGCGACTGTGGCACTAGTACTATTAGTATAAAGCCAACCAGAATGACCAGCAGTTCCACTTGCTTCGGTGGAATTAGTAAGACCAGTCATATTTTTTCCATTATTTGTAATAGTTAAACTATTTAAATAATCCTGACCACTATTTCTATCTATTCTATAATAATCAGAACCAGAAGTAGAAATTAAAGTGGGATCTGTTCTCATAGTTGTCGGAAAATGAACAAATCCAATAATCTGTGATGAACTATAATAAGATAAACCACCTATTGGTTTATATGTGTCTGAGCCAATAGCATGACCATAATAATACCTCTGACATCTACCTAAGCTAACATCAATAGGTAAGAACTCAAAATCAGTAGAACGATCTTGCAATTTTCTAAAATCTTTGACATAACAATTACATGATATATTTCATTATTGGATTAGTGCTTGGCTTATACGCAGAATGGAAGTGGTCTATTGCTAAGTACGTTATAGAGTCGGTTAAAGAACATTTAAACATCAAGTAGTCTTGAACTTCGTGGTTTGCAACATTATATGTTGGCAATAACAAACGGAGATAACAATGCTAAACTATTCAGACTTTAAGAACTATTGGACTAAGTTCTATGCAGATGCTTTTGAAGATGCTAAAACATTTTGGAAAGACTATGCTAAGAACGTAGAACAGTTCTACAAAAAATAACTTTATTAAAACACAATAGTTTGATAAACACACTGCATAATATTAATTGCATTTACAAACTTTGGATTGGTGGGTGTGTCTTGCTAAAGTCTTGCAAATGCTTAAACGACAATGGCAAGAACTCACAACGAAGAATTAATCAGTCTAAAGGGACATATAACAGGAATCCGTAGAGAAATTAAAATACTAGGTACTTCAGTTTATAAGCTGGAGAAAAGATTAGAAAAACTATTCTGGTCTATCTTTATTGCTCTTGGAACTTTAAGTATGGCACTATTAACTTTATTCCTTGCCAAGTAAAACGAATACAACTAGTAGTTAGTTATGGACACAAGAAGGATTCTGGTTATATCAGATTTGCATTTGCCTTATCATAGGCAAGATTCTTTTGATTTTCTAAAAGCATTAAAAAAGGAATACAAACCTACATTCGTAATGTCTATTGGTGATTTACTAGATCATCACGCACTTAGTTTCCACGATTCAAACCCTGATTTGTTTTCTGCTGGACATGAACTTGTTAAAGCAAAAGATTATGTAAAACAACTTGAATCAATATTTCCTGAACTTATAGAAATAGATTCTAACCATTCATCAATGGTTTATAGACGTGCATTAAAACATGGTATGCCTAGAGCATATCTAAAAGAATATGGCGAGTTCTTAGGAACTAAGAAATGGAAGTGGGCAGATGACTTGACTATTACTTTACCAAATAAACAAAGATGCTTATTCACTCATGGTCGTTCTGCTGACGTTTTAAAAGTATCACAAACAAATGGAATGAATTGTGTGCAGGGACATTTTCATACTAAGTTTAAAATAGAATACTGGGCTAATCCTGATAATCTTTTTTGGGGTATGCAAGTAGGTTGTTTAATAGATCAAAA